ATTGAAAGTCAAGAAGAGATAGCTCAAAATAGAAATGATGTTAATAGGGAAAGAATTGACGTTCAAAGACGGAGAAACTAATTGAAAATTTTAGAAGTAAAAGCAGAGCTTGATACATACAGAGCTGTCAGCGAGGAGAGATGGCTCGAGATAATTAGCCGTGTTAAAAGACTCGAGATGGTTTTGATTGGTTCCGCAGGAACGACAATAGTACTATTGTTAAGTCTTGTGGTAAAAGGCTAGTACAATGGATCCGTTGTCTCTAGCCCTCCTGTCGTTTACAGCGTTGAAAAAGGGCATTTCGCTTGGTAAAGACCTCTCCTCGATGGGGAAGGATTTGAATAAAGTCTTTGATTTTATAGATGGTACAAAGGCAGCTCAGAAGTCTGGAAATAAGAACGATCCATTATCTGACTATATAGCTTATGAAAAAGCCCTGGATATGGAAAAACAGCTTATGGAGGTTATCTGGCAGACCAGAGGTTCCAAGGGTGTGGCAACCTTTAAGCGAATGAGAACACAAGCTACGGAGCGAGACAGGCAGTCTAAATACGCTGCGGTGGCTCGTAAAAACAAAATATTAAATGTTTTATCAATACTTTTAGGATTAGGGATAACAATAGGTGGAGGGGGTTTGTTAATCTGGGCAGCTATTGAATTTAAGCCCTAGTCAGTTGATTTTTTTTACCATTGTGTTATTGTTGCTTTCATATCTTGATTCAATAGCACCACCACCACCAACATGGATGATAGTAAAATGAACGAAATGATACCCGATAAACAAGCATATCAAGCGAATAGACGTATCATGTGTTATGCAGCATTAGGTCTTATGTCGATGACTACAGTAGCAACGATATGGGATCCTGTAAGGATGGCTCATGCAGATGGAGCTATCATGACTCAGTATATTGCTTTAAGCGGCCTGGTTGGGGCTTATTTTGGATTTAGTAGGACTTCTGGTTCTACCTCTAAAACAAAATCAGAAGTGGAGATGACCAAATAATGTCAAATAAAAAGAAAAAGACTAGAAGTGTTTTACAAAAATCTATACATGGTGATTTACCTATGACTTCAATGGAAGAGGCAGAATATCTTAGATCTTTTGGCTCAGAGTTTATTCAAAAAGTAGGATCAAAAGGTTATACTAGAAAAGGTGTTAAGAGCAACGCAGCAAAATTTAAAGGAACTTTTTAAGGTGTATGAGTATGCTATAAAGGAAGTAATTAAAGTAGTTGATGGAGATACCATTGATATCTTAATTGACCTTGGCTTTGATCTCACAAAAAAAGAAAGGGTTCGACTAGCAGGTATTGATGCTCCAGAAAGTCGAACTCGAGACTTAGAGGAAAAAGAGCTAGGTCTAGAAACGAAAGAGTTTCTTATCCGAAGGCTTGAAGATGGCAAGGCTTCTGGGTTAAGAGTAAATACAGAAAAAGATGGTAAGTACGGAAGAATGCTTGGTTGGATTTATTGTGGAGATACTAATATTAATATGGAATTAGTGGATAGAGGTTACGCCTGGTTTTACGACGGTGGAACAAAGAAGAAGGATTTAGATGAACTTAGAGGGAAAAGAACTTAAATGAGTTTAGTTGCTTCCTTAATAGGACCTGTCTCTGGATTGTTAGATAAGGTAATCGAGGATAAGGATCAAAAAGCCAAGTTAGCTCATGAGTTAGCTACGATGGCAGATAAGTTATCGCATGAACAAAATCTTGCACAAATCGCAGTCAATAAAGAAGAAGCAGCTTCTGGAAGCCTGTTTAAAGGTGGCTGGCGTCCTTGCGTTGGTTGGGTCTGTGCTATTGCTTTTTTCTATCACTTTGTTGGCCAGCCTGTTATTGTTTTTGTTTTAACGGTAACTGGAGTTGAAATACCAGATTTACCAAATTTCAACATGAATACCCTTCTAACCGTTTTGGGCGGAATGCTGGGCATTGGCGGATTACGCAGCTATGAGAAGCAGAAAGGTCTGACGAAATAATGGCTAAAGAAAACTTTCAAGAATGCTTGAAGATGATCTTGCACCATGAGGGTGGGTGGGTAAATCACCCGCGTGATCCAGGAGGTGAGACTAATTTTGGAGTAACCAAAAGAGTTTATGAGGAATGGGGCGGTACTAAGGACATGAAGGAGTTAACGGAAGAAGACGTTGCTCCTATTTATGAAAAGAACTATTGGCTTCGAGCTAAGTGTGATCACCTTCCTTCTGGTTTAGATCTAGCTGTTATGGATTGGAGTGTGAATAGTGGCGTTGGTAGGGCAGCAAAAAAGTTACAAGAAATGATTGGAACTGTGGCTGATGGTGGAATTGGTCCTAATACTCTTAAGACATTAGATGAGTACATCGAGCATCATGGTTTAAGTAAAACGATTAAAACGTACACACATATAAGACAAGAATTTTACGAGTCATTATCCACGTATAATACGTTTGGAAAAGGCTGGACTCGTAGAAATAAAGAGACTACAGATACAGCTTTAAAAATGATTGAAAGATAAGTACATGGATGTTGTTGACTTCTCGAAATATCTGTATAAGAAATTAAGACAGAGACAAGATGATTTGTCTGTTGCTCTTGCACATGGCTCAGTAAGGAGTTGGGAAGAGTATAAAATGACGGTAGGAGAGATTCGTGGTCTTTCTCTTGCGTGTGATGAAATCAAGACCATGCTTGAGAAAGATGAAAACTATGACGAAGACACTTTACATTCCTGAGAACGTCAAGAAAGACATCGAAAGAAAAAAGAAAGCTAAAGTTTTAGATAATTCTTATGTAGATCCAAACAATAGAGTCTTAGATCCCTCCCTCCTTAAACAAAGTTTACTTGACAGATTACCTCAACCAACGGGTTGGAGAGTTCTCGTTATGCCTTATCAAGGAAAAGCACAAACTTCTGGAGGACTTATCGTTCCAGATGAAATTAGGGAACGAGAATCTGTGGCTACAGTTGTCGCTTACGTTTTAAAGTTAGGTCCATTAGCGTACCAAGACAAAGAACGATTTGGCAACACCCCTTGGTGCAAAGAAAAATCATGGGTTTGTATTGGACGATATTCTGGTTCGAGATTTAAAATAGATGGTGGAGAAGTTCGCATTATTAATGATGATGAAGTTATTGCCACCGTTTTAGATCCCGATGACATAAGACATATTTAAGGAGTACAAAATGTCACAAGAAACACAAGCAGAAGCAGAAGCAGTTGAAGAACAAGAAATTGTTGTTGAACAAGAACCAGAGAATCAAGCAGAAGAGAAGCAAGAATCTCCAAGAGTAGAGCTGCAAGAAGAAGTTACTGAAAGTGAACTGGATTCCTACACTAAAGGAGTTCGTAAAAGAATTTCAAAACTTAACGACAAGTTTAAACAAGAAGAAAGAGATAAACAGGAAGCATTAACTTTATCTCAAAGACTTCTTGAAGAGAATAAGAAGCTGCAACATAGAGTTAAATCTTTAGATACTGGATACGTAGCTGAATATGGTGGGCGTTTACAAGCTCAGTCTGAACAAGCTAAAAGGATGTATACTGAGGCGTATGACGCAGGTGATGCTAATAAGATGGCAGACGCTCAACAAACTATGGCGGCTATTGCTGTAGAGCAGCAAAATTACAACACGGCTAAAACTAGAGTAGAACAACAAACTAAAGCACAGGAAGCGGCGGCTCAACAACCTCAACAACCTCAACAAAAACAAGCTCCCAAGGCACAGGAACCAGATCCTAGAGCCAAGGAGTGGGCAACAACAAATAAATGGTTTGGTCAAGATCAAGTCATGACAACAGCTACTTTCACTTTACATAACATGCTAACTAATGAAGAAGGGTTTGACCCGGCTACAGAAGAGTACTATAGTGAAATGGATAGGCGAATACGACAGGAGTTTCCTCACAAATTCCAGTCACAGTCTCCTAGAAAATCGGGTGGTTCTCAGGTCGCTTCTGCTGGTAACTCCGCATCCCGCAACAACCAGAGGCGTAGGACGGTCAAGCTATCTCATTCTCAAGTAGCGATTGCAAAAAAGCTGGGCGTACCTCTCGAAGAATACGCCAAATATGTGAAGGATTAAAAAATGGCTGATAATAGGACCGCAAGAACAACGGACACTCGAGATTCAGGGAATCGTAGAAAACCTTGGGCACCGCCACAAATGCTTGAAGCACCAGAGCCTCCTGTAGGTTTTGTGCATCGTTGGGTAAGAGTGGCAATGCGTGGAGAAGAGGACAAGATAAACGTCCATTCTAAACTACGAGAAGGATGGGAACCCGTCCGTGCCGATGAATATCCGAAGTACGAATGCGCCGTCATTGACAGTGGTAAGTACCAAGGAGTAATAGGACAAGGCGGTTTAATGCTTTGTCGAATGCCTGCAGAAACAGTTAGAGAAAGAAACGAGTATTACGGGGGCCGAACCCGAGAGCAAATGACAGCTGTGGATCAGGACTTAATGAAGGAACAACATCCTTCAATGCCTATTAGTAATAGTAGGCAAAGTCGTGTAACCTTTGGAGGCTCAAAAGGAGACTCTGAATAAACTTAGGAGGCCAATATAATGGCAAATGCTAACGGTGCTTTCGGACTACGTCCGATTGGTGTAGTCGGTCAGGCTGCAAACACTACTGGTATGACTGAGTATCGAATAGCTTATGGAAACACTAATCCAATCTTCCAAGGCTCCCCTGTTATCCCCTTATCAACTGGTATGATTGACCGGGTTGGGGCACAAGCGGGTGGAACTGTAGGACTTCTTGGTGTTTTCTGGGGCTGTGAGTACGTTTCGTCAACCAATGGTGAAAAAATCTACTCTAACAAGTGGCCAGGTTCTGGTGCGGATAGTCTTCATCCTATCAAAGCCTTCGTCTACGATAATCCTTTACAATTATTTGAAATCTCTTCTGATAGTGATCTTAATACTGAGGCCGCTGCTAGAGCACATGTTTTCAGTAATGCTAACTTTGCAACTGCACAGAACGGATCGACTGCATCCGGGATTTCAGCATGTAAACTAGCGGTAGGAACTATCGCAGCGACAGCGAACTTAAATTTAAGAATTATGGGGATTGTAGATGATCCTTCTAGTTCTGATTTTAGCGTTGCTGGTATTGGTTTAATTGTTCGTTTAAACAACTCCTTCAATAGTGCCAATGGTGCGATTGCTGGTGGTACTGTTTCAACGACCGGCGTATAGGAGACTGAGGAATGGCTATATCAAGAGCACAACTAGCGAAAGAGCTAGAACCCGGTCTTAATGCTTTATTTGGAATGGAGTATGACCGATACGAGAATCAACATGCTGAGATCTTCTCAACTGAATCTTCAGACAGAGCGTTTGAAGAAGAAGTTATGTTGTCAGGATTTGGAGCGGCACCTACTAAATCAGAAGGTTCTGCTGTAAACTTTGACGATGCTAACGAAGCATACACAGCACGTTACAACCATGAGACTATTGCATTAGCTTTCTCAATTACTGAAGAAGCTATAGAGGACAACCTATATGACCGACTTGGGTCAAGGTATACTCGAGCACTAGCTCGATCAATGGCACATACCAAACAGGTTAAAGCTGCTGCTATCTTGAACAATGCGTTCACGGCAGGAGCTTCAGCAGGTGGAGATGGTGTAGCATTATGTGATGCATCACATCCTCTAACCAATGGTGGTACGTTTGCTAACGAACCAGGCACTGCCGCAGATTTGAATGAAACATCTCTCGAAGATGCTTTAATCAATATCGCAGGCTTTGTTGATGAGCGTGGTTTGAAGGTTGCCTTACGAGGAATGAAACTTATCATACCAAGACAGTTACAGTTTGTAGCTGAAAGGTTAATGGTTTCAAACCTTAGAGTAGGAACAGCCGACAACGACACTAACGCACTTAAGTCTATGGGTATGTTACCTAACGGTTATGCCGTTAATGACTTCCTAACAGACTCAGATGCGTTCTTTGTTCTTACAGACGCTCCTAGAGGATTGATTCATTTTGAACGTCTAGGTCTATCAACAAACATGGAAGCAGATTTTGACACTGGAAACATGAGATACAAGGCTAGAGAAAGATATAGCTTTGGTTTTAGTGATCCAAGATGTATTTACGGTTCTCCAGGAGCGTAAGTCACATTATCGTGATCTAAATCTTTTAAGGGGGGTCCTACAAGACTCCCCTTTCTTTTTGAAATAAAATAGTGTATCATAAAACATCCCTGACAATTACATAGTGTAATTGACTTAAACGACAGAGGAGATTTTAAAATGGGAACGACAACTTTTTCTGGCCCAATTAGAGCCGGTAATATAAGAAATACAACTGGAACGACAGTTGGAACAGACCTAGCCAATGTCGGTTACGTTGTAATGTGTCAACAGCATATACTAGACTTAACAGGTGG